CTTCGATATCCTTGCAGGAATCTAATATCGACAGAATAGTCTGTGATATCAAGATCCTTGTCAAGTTTTCTGGCTCAGAGACGATCTTTTTAAGATCCTCATCTACAAGCCAGCCATTATCAATCATGAACTTCGGTGTTAGCGAGTTGTAAGGTGACCCCTCTTTTGAGGCCAGGTTACAGACTGCAGCTCCTACCATCCATGGTTGAATTTTGTCGAAGTAAGTTTCATTTCCATCTCTAACAATATTGTTAAGAGAAGGAAAAGACGAAGGTTTAAGTATTAGACCTCTCTCGAGGCAAACACTAAGTAGTTGTGGTACGCTTCGGAAATCACTTGAGCGGTTAATGACTTTAGGGCTAACCCTAGAGACATCAACACCGTTAATTGCAGTACGTGAACAAAACTCAGCTACTGAGCCAAGTTTGCAAACAGTTTTTGACTTAGAAATATTGATGGGAAGATTAATCTTCTCACAGTATTCTTGGTAACTATTGTGAATATCATATATCCACAGGTCGTCACCCACTTTACCGTAAAGGGGCGAAAAATTGGGAATATTCCCATTCTTCTTTCCTTCGCGTTCGTACATAAAATGTATGAAAAGGTGGTCTGTCAAAGTTGCAATATCAAATGATCCGTTAGTCCCCATCCCCTGGCCTTGTCCATATTTAATATGGGCACCAGTATTGGAGATGTACCATGTACAATGGACAGTTAGCTGTCCCCATACTTCCGCTACTCCCTTAGAAAAGATCTCTCCCATGACAACCTTTTGAAGGTCGTGATGGAACCGATCAGTCCAAGCACTAATATCGTAGCATTTAAATTGACCTACGTCAAGTTTAACTCCACAATATTCTTCCTTGTTTACGCACATACCCTGAACTTCAATCATTCGGGAAACCCCTTTTGATTGATCCATTCTGTAATCCATGGGGAAACAGAACTCAGTCACAGCTTGAATGTGAGCCCGTACGGGCTCCAATAAAAGCTGCGTCCAGAAATCTGGTATGGCCACCACGCGGGTTTTAAATCCGGCATCTGGCACTGCGACTAATTTTCTAATGAGAACCTTGTTTATGTTTGATTCATCACGATTACTGGGCACTGGAATTTGTGCCAGCCTATTAACGTACTCAGAGATAACATCTAGGCCCAGTCTTGAAGATAGCTTCGAGAATGGTTGCCAAAGTGTGTTCTCTCTCAACTCAATCGCCTCACAATGTGAAGACTCTAATTTAGGTAAACCGTTGGGACCGTTTTTTTTTACATTAAAACGATATTCCATGAAGTTCACTGAATTAGGATCGAATTGGGGAAATCTATGTTTCTTCTTGCTAGCGGATATATATTCACTAACATAAGTTTCGAATTCCTCAATGAATACAGAATCGATGATCGTCTTTTTCTTTTTAATTGATTCAAAATTTGGATCACTAAGACCTTCAAACAATCTATGAATATTCATAATTGAAAGAATGACCTGATACTTTTCGTTTTGGGGATTCCCCTCTGCGACCGAAGTAAGGTAAAGACGTATGTAATCACTAAAAGTAACAGGAGAATCCTGTCCTCTTTTAGCAAGACATGATGGAATTTTGAATTTCTCGCTTATGGCTATCCATTCGAGAGGTTCCGGATTTCGTCCTTCGACTAATGCTAAGGTATAATCTTTTATAAGATTAATCCTCTTCGCGCCCACGGTAAAACCGTTTTCGCGGATCAGCTTCTGGATTTCCATCCTCCAAGAATAAACCCAAGACATATATATGTCTGGGTCGTACTCAGGATCCATGGCGTGCAGTACTGCACCCATGTTTCCAATTTTGGGCTTAAACTCCCAGATCGTGTGGGCCGGTACCTTTTTACGGGTATTTCGGCTTTTCTTGCTGGATGTAAAGCGCGGTTTTGGACGTTTCTTATTACCCTTATTGCCATCAGACGAATTCTCGCCTAACATTAGTTTTTTATTCATTTTGTTTAATAAATTAATTACTACGGCGTTAACTTGATAGAGACCTCGATGAGACCTCAACATTGAGTGATACCGCAATTTATGGGTAGTCGGCCGGAGCACCACCGTCTAACGATGGGTCCTTTCTTATCCCGGTATAACAGATGCGAACCTGCCAAACCTTCGTCGCCTTCCGGGGAGAGATA